CAAGATGAGCGGTAGGCTCTCTGTCAGAGCTGCGATGATGCCGTCGATGATGAGGGGCAGCTGCTCGATGAGCTGCGGCAGGGCGGTCATAATGCCCTCTGCCAGCCCGCTCAGGAGCTGCATACCTGCATCAATCAGCATCGGGATGTTGTCGATGAGCGAAGTCGCCACCGACACGATGGCGTTCACGAACTCCGGGATGAGCGTCGGGAGCATCTGGCCCACCGAGGTAATCAGGCCGTTCACCAACTGGATGGCTGCGTCTGCGATAACCGGTACGTTTTGTACGAGGGTCTGCGCTATCATCAGCACAGCGTCAACAGCAACCGGAGCCAACTCCGGCAGCAGCCCGATCAAGGAGCTTAGCACCTCGTTGAATATGTCGGCAGCTGCCTCAAGGATGGGTGGCAATAACCCGCTGATAGCTGGAATAGCTCGTTCAAGTGCTTCTGGAAGTGCAGAAGCGAGGTTCTCAACAACAGGCGTGACATTCTTCACCACATTCCCGAAGCTATCCACCACATTATCGACAAGCATCCCGATGTCCGCGTCCGGATTGCCAAGTCCAGCAAGCAGGTTTCCGAACGCCGCTTTCGTGCTGGAAATAGACCCGGCAATCGTTTCGGAGGCTTCTTTTGCGGTCGTTCCGGCAATCCCCATTTCTTCTTGAATAATATGAATTGCCTCAGTAACATCTGCGTAGGATGAAATGTCGAAGTCCTTTCCAGACAGCTTCTCAGCGTCGCTTAACAGACGTTCCATTTCTTCCTGCGTACCGCTGTAACCAAGTTTCAGGTTGTCCAGCATTGTGTAGTTTCCCATCGAGAAGCCACGATACGCATTCTGGATGGATTCCATGTCCGTGCCCATTTTGTTGGCATTATCGGACATATCCGTAATAGCCTGATCCGCATAAGCGGCGGCTTTGGCCGTATCCCCGCCGAGAGAATTTATCAGGCTTGCGGAAAAACTTGTGGTGAGTTCCATGTACTGGTTCGCCGACATACCGGCAGTGGCATAGGCGTTTGCCGCATTAGCCTGTACCGTCTGAGAGGCTTTGCCGAATAGAGTATCAATACCGCCGACAAGCTGTTCATAATCGGAATAGGTAGACACGACCTGCACACCGAGCGCTACGGCTCCTGCGGCGGCAGCTGCGGAGACACCTTTCAAAACACCGCCGAGCTTCTCAAACTTGCCGCCGGATTCTTCGGCGGCCTCTCCGAGATTGGAAACGTCCTGTCTGGCGCCGCCAGCAGAACCGCCCATATCGTCTGTTGCGGTGGCAGCTCGTTCTGCGTTTCTGATGTAGTCGGTGAACCTGTCCTTTGCGGACTGGATTGCGTTGCCCAGCCCGTTCCGGATTGTAGAAATCGGGTGCGCAAAACCATTTGCGATGTTCTGCGCACCCGATACAACATTTTCTCTAAAGGCGTTGGCTTGCCCCATCACGTAGGAGAAAGCCCCGCCAACACCGGAGCGCAGGGAGGAGGAAAAGGTGTTTCCTCCGTCCACGCCGGCAAGGAAAGAACTGCGGAACGCCGAGCCTACGCTACTGGCCTGCGACTGCAAACCGCCGAGATTGCTCGTGACATTTCGGATGCTCGAATCAGCCTGAGAGCTATCCGCACTGATATTGATTCTGCCGCCGCTGCCCTGCAAATCGCCAAGACTGCTCGTGACATTGCGAATGCTGGCTTCTGCCTGCGATGTGTTGGCGCGTACATTTATGCTGTACGATACACTGCGGGCCTCATCCACAGTTCATCCCTCCTCTCAATCTTTCTTATTCCATTCGTCCTGCCAGAGCAGGCGGGCCTGTTCAGTCTCAGAGAATTCATACAGGTCCATCTCTTTAAGCTCTGAATAGGTCACGCCTCCCATGCAGAACACAAGCCGCCAAAACCGCTCGTTCTTACGAGCGCGGCTTTTAGCGGCCTTGCGGTTTAGTTCGTTCGCTAAGAAAGGATTCGATCTCGCGTACCAGCTCACCCGGAGTAGCGAGGTCATCCTGTTCGTCGAAGTATTTCAGACCGGCCTTTGCCACCTCAGCGGGGGCGGTTACACAGCCCTTGATAAGAGCGTCGGCGTACTTCGCCGTGTTCTTTCTGCCGTTGGCGGGGTTGATGTAGAGGTCAGTCAGGTTGGAGTACCACGTAAAATTCACGCTTTGCAGCTGGTACTCAACATCGTTGACGACGACGGTTTTAGTTCTTGCCATAGGTCAAACCTCCTCTGAAACATTGGCGTTTTATACATTATGCGCGTATAGGCGCGTTAGGGAGACGGTGATACACATTACTCTCTATTCTCCCTATTTACACACTCTATTAAGAATGAATGTTTCAATGTTTCAGATACACATAAAAGCCAGTAACGGTGCGGGTTTTAGCCGAAACATTGGCGACACATTGGCCGAAACATTGAAACATTCGTGGCTGAAACATCTGGTTGAATTTCCCGCCTAAACTTAGACTTTCGCGTCTAATACTTGAATTCGGACGAGATGTTTCAACTCAATGTTTCAGCTATTACAGCTGAATGTCAGGGATGAGGAACACGATGGAGACATCGGCGGCCTCCTTACCTCTCGTCCTGTCAGGCAGCTTTTCCACCATGCAGTTCTGGGCGAAGAAGACGGAGCCACTGTCGTTGGCGTCCGTGATGGCGAGGTTTGCCATCACGTTCTTCTCGGCGCACTGCTCAAGGTACGCCACGTCAGGAGAATCCTGCAACAGCGTGATGGTGAGCTTGCCCGCCTTGTTCGCATTCAGGATGTAGGTGCTGTCGCCCTTTACACCCTTTTTCAGCGTGACGTTGGCCTCGTCACGGGCCAGTGTGAACATATTCTCGCCGAACATACGGAGCTGCCGGTTGTTGAAAGACACATTGACTTTCATCGGGTCAAATGTAGCTAACACGGTCTATCCCTCCTTTACAGCGTCGCACGGAGGACGCCTTTGGTTTTTACCTGATGGACTGCACCTGCCAGCTGAGCCTCCCACGTAATGTCGGGCATCACGCGGTTGCGGCGCTGGTCTTCGGTGCTCTCCGCATACTTCGGAATGACAACGGTGAACACGCCGGTCTTGCTCTCCGGGTCGCGGGCGATGATGTTGAGGTCTGTGGCCTCTGCCAGAGCCTGCAATACCGCCGTGCCGATCATGCCGAACCCGTCATCACCGTAGTTGATGTTGGCGTTTTCCAGCAGGATGTCATAGAGCAGGTCGCGCATACGCTTGGCGATCCAGTCTCCGCCGAGAACCACGTCGATGAACTCACCGTTGAGGCAAGTACCGTCCTTTACGTACTGGCGCTTATACTCCTCGGTCAAGAAGTTCACGTGGTTTTCAAGCAGGGCCTCCCGCTCACCGTCAGTGAGCAGGGGGAGCGTGATGAGCTTGGTCGTGGAGGCGTTGCCGTCCTGCGGGCGCTTGAACTTCCACGTTACGCTGGTGGGGTAAAACGGCCCCACGTTGCCTGTGTAGGAGGCGTCAGGCTCCTCATTCAGATTGTCTGCATCGGCATAGATAACAGCAGCACGGGCGGTGTTGCACACGAACGCCTTGTTGCTGGTCTGGCCCATGTAGAACTTGCGGTGGTCTTCCACACCTGCGCCCAGCTCTGCCTCGCTCGGCTCGCTGGCCTCCGCAAACTTCGCCAGAGCGATGACATACTCATCCTCGTCCTTGTCGGTCAGGAGATAGTACCAGTCGTTGTCAACCTCGGACTGGAACTTCTTAATCTGCTCGATGAAGCTCTCCGCAGCGGTCTTCGCGTCCTTGCCGTTGGTGAACTTGGCGGTAGGGGCGGTACACTCGGTAGTCACGGGCTTGGACAGGTGCTCGTCAGTGAACACGTCCACAGTTTCAGGAATGGTATCTGCCTCTCCCTCCTCGGTGGCGGTAAAGGTCACGGTCGCATCGGACACCGCAGCGGAATAGGTCTTGCCGCCTTTGGTGAAGCTGGTGCTGTTGAACAGCGCAGCGAGGTCGTTCACAGAGGACACGGCGGAAGATGCGGTGATCTTCACAACGGCCTCGCTGTCTCCGCCAAAACGGAACCAGAGGCTCTTTCTTGCGGCGATGTCAACAGATCCGCTAAAGGTGCAGACGAGCTTTGCAGCCGCAGCCACAACGGGATTGGCAGGGTCAAAGCTGACGATTTTGAACTTGCTCACGAGGCTGGTGGCCAGCGTGGTCTTACCCTGATTGAGCAGGGTGGTAGCTTTGCGCACGACCTTTGCGTTGGGGCAAGTCCCCTCCGGGCCGTACACGGCTTTTACGCTCTCAACATCTCTGTACGTTCCGACCGGATAAGCCCCGGTGGTAGATACAAGGAGAATGTCGAGGCTCTCTTTCTCGCTGGGCAGCGCGTCCCGCTGCACAACGACAATTACGTCTTTTGCCATTTGGCGATTCCTCCTTTATTGCTTAATATCCCCTATGGGGTTTCCCGGACGCTCCACAAGAGTAGCGGGCATCGTGTCGGTTCGTACATAGGAGAAACGAATATCGAACCCGTACCTGCGTATCGTGTCCTCCACGAAAAAGCTGGAACGGCTTGCGACTGACCCCACGTTTACTATCACGACCTCGCCCTGCTCGGTCTGGATATTGTGGGCGTTGAGCAGAAAAAAGCCGTTCGCCTTTTCCGCGAGTTCAAGCGCCTCGTCCTCGCCAAAGATGTAGCCGTCCTCGGTTTCCCGATTCGTGCTGCAAAAGGTGAACGACATGGTGGCCGACACCTGTTCGGAACGGGCGAGCAGCGGCCCGTCGGGAGCATCAACAATCTCCCGCAAGCCGAACGAATACTCCGGTATTCTCGGAGCGAGAACGCTGTAATAGCAGTACGGGTATTCGGGCATATCTGCGATTTGCTCTGACAGGTTGACAGGACAGCCGATGTGGGCCTCCAACCCAGACACAATCGCGTTACGGGCCTGAGCGAACGTCACTTTTTCACCCCCTCCACGATATAGCGGACCATCGGGTGGATGGAATTGTGGGAGAGTTCCTGCGTGACGGTGTATTTCTGCCCGTCGTAGGTGTCCAGAATGATTTGCCCCGGCTTAATTTCCACGGGGTCATCGGTGTAGAGCTTCTGAGAATTGTACGTGTACGACCCCTCCGGCAAGCGTTTCAAGTCCAAGTTGGAAAGCGGCATCACAATCCCCCAAAAGGACGTTACCGGCTCGTCAACAGGTCTGGACTGCCCGCCGGCTGCGGGGTCGCGCACGAACGTCCTGTTGGAAACTGTCAGTATGTGCAGTAGCGCCCTCGGCAGTTTTGGAGTTGCGAAAAACATGGGTCATACCTCCTCAACCTTGTATGTGATACGGTCGCGGATATGCGTACCGGTCTCATACAGCGTCGTGTGCTGCGTTTTCTTGGTGAAATCCGACTGCGGCTTTACCCGATTGTCGTCAATGAAGTTCTGCACCATCTGGGCCGCCTGAGCGCCAATGGCGTTGGCGGCGGCATCTGCGGAGGTCTGTCCAGACAGCACCTTTCCGATTGCGCCCGACACGATTTCACCCAGCTTGGCTTGGTCTGCATCAAAGCTCGCCCGGATAAAGGACCGTTCCGGCAGTTTCTCTGTGCCGTACTCGTGGGCGATGGCGATTTTTAGAACTTCGGAATCTACGCCGCCGACAAGACCCACGAGGATCTTCTTGCCGGCCATATCGTCGCAGGCTTTTTTCAGCCGCTCGAAATCGTTCAGGATAACATTGACATCCATAATCAATACCTCCGATACAGGTTTACGAGCTGCATCCACTCCGATTTCTGTGTCTTGTCAAAGTTCCACGTCACATCGGAGATGGAGAACGAGCTGAGGCCCTGCGACCCGTTTTGCAGGTTCGTGTACGCCTGCGACACCATATCCCACACAAGCCCCTCAAGGTCTGCGGGGAGGGTCTGCGGCTCGTCATCGGTGGCGTCTTTCGGCAGGACGTACCCAGCCGTGTAGCTCACCTCGATAACGCGCTTCGGCGCAACGATGTCGTACGCCAGACCTTTTCGATACCCGGCTTTCATCCATCCCTCGTCACGGTAGATAACTCCCACATCTCCGGTTTGAGAATAGTCATAGCGGTTCGGGTTTACCAATCGGCCCTCCTCCTTGACATACTCAACGCTGATGATGGGGTATTCTACCGTGACGAGTTCCTGCTGCCCATCCGCATCGTACCACTGACGGTACGAGCGTTTGCCCAAATGTCTGCCGGTCTGACGCTCAATCCACGAAGAAGCCTTATTTATCAGCAGTTCGACAATTAGGTTGACCTTTTCGTCCTCGATGTCGGATAAGCCGAGCATTAGCTTCATTCGTTCAAGGGTAGTCAATGCGTTCTCTGCAAGCATAAGGGCCTCCTAAATGGGGCAACGACGGCTATTCGCCGTCGTCGCTGTCTTCTTTCGGCTCGTCCTTTTCGACGGGCTTGGTGGTTCTGGTGCGCTTAGTCTCCTTTGCGGGGACCTCAGCCTTGTTGTCGGTAGGACCCGGCTGCTGTTTATACACGCGAGGCATAATCAGCCCTCCTTACACGGGCTGGACGGCATTGTCGCCCAGCGCAATCGCACAGGTGGCTTCGCACTTGGGAGACGTGCCGCCGGTGCAGTTCACGGTGACGGTAATCTTGATGAACTTCTTACAGCCCGCAAGGTCAAGGTCGAGGTTGTGCAGCTCGTTGCCGGACTTGTCGACGGTGAGGGTGATAGCGCCCTCGCCATCGGCAGTGTGGTCAACGAACACATCTTTGTCCTCGACAGCGGTATAGCTGCCGCTCTGAGTGTCGCACTCAGTAACGGCAATCTTCACGGTGATTCCGGTAGGATCGCCTGTGGGTGCGCCGAGGGACACAGCGAGAACCCCCGAAAGGAATCTCTCGCGGTCGATGGCGTCCCCGCTCTTATAAGGAATCACCTTGATGTTCTGGATGAGTTCTCTTTTCATATTCAGCTACCTCCTCACATTACACAGGGACGGAGACCTTAGTAGCCACAGCAAAGCTCTCGTCATGGCGCAGGCCGGTGTCCACGTTGTTGATAGCACGGATGAGGGTCTGGTCGTTCTCGAAAGCGGAAACGAGGTTGCCCGCGTCATCCGTCCAAGAACCCTCGCGGCTGGTTTCAATTTCCAGTGCGCCCTGCTCACCGATAACGAGGTCGTTCCAGTTGCCGAACACAATCTGGGTCTTGCCGCCGGTGGTTTCAAGCAGATTGGTGGTCTTGTAGGGATAGCCCACCAGAGTGCCGTTCTCGTTCATCTCCTTAGCGAAGATGAAACCGCCGACCTCATCACGCAGGGACTTGAAGAACTGCTCCACGCTGGTGTTGAACACGAAGCCCAGACCGTCAGCATAAACATTGTTCTTCAAAACGGACGCCACCAGATAGTTCGGGAACGCAGCAGTCAGAACACCCTGATTGCTGGAATACTCGGTGTCGATGCTGGTAACGTCGATGTTGAGCACACCCTTGTTCTTGGTAATACCCAGAGGCTGGAACTCGCCGCCGGTGCCGAGCAGTGCGCCGTAGTCAACGCCCAGAGCCATCTGCTTGGTAACGTCCTGACCGACGATGACATCATTGTCAAAGTTGGTGGAGCGGAGCAGGTCGTTGCTCATGGGGATGAGAGCGGTCAGCTTCTTGGCAGACAGCTTGAGGTTGCCGAACTTGGGTGCGCTGCGGGAGATGGCACGGTTCTCACCGGCGAACAGAGCACGGGAGCCGGTCTTAATCTTGGGGATGTTCAGGTTGCCGTTTGCCATTCCCAGACGGCGGGCGCCGAGGCTGTAAATGACGGTGGACGGATAGAGCAGCTCGATGATCTCATTGGCGTACACCTCGGGAACGAGGTAGCCGCCGTCAGCGGGAACGGTAGCGGACAGCGCCTTGAACTCATGCGCCATATCCGCATCGCCGAACTTACGCTCGGCGGTGAAAGCCGCTCTCTCAATGTCGCCGCCGGAGGCGTGGATGCACTTCACAGCACGGCCAAACATACCGTAAGCGGTCTTGCGGCGCTCAGGTGCGGACATGGACGCGATACGGGTCTGGAAAGAGTTCTGCTTCACACCGTCGGGACCGGAGCCGGTAGAGAGAAACAGGTTGGCGTACTTGCGCTCGGGCTGCTTCTGAACACCGGGACCGCCGGACTTCTTCTCGCCGGCGCCAGCGGCGCTCTTGACGCCCTGACCCTCAAGAGCCGCGATGATGGCAGCGATGAGTTCAGGAGAAACGCCCTCACCCTCGCCCTTATCACCGGCAACAGGGTCGGCAGTAGGAGCGGGATTGGTGGGGTCATTGGTGGCAGTGGGGTCGGTCACGCCGCCCTCGCCCTCGCCCTCAAGGATAGCGGTCACTTCCGCAAGGATCTCCTCGGTGGAAATGCCGTCAGACACGGCCTCGCCGTTCTCCTTGCAAGCCTTTCGCTTCTCGTCGAGGTTGGTAAACACCTTGGCAATCAGCTCAGCGAGCTGTTCCTGAGTAAGTTTCATTTCAAATTCCTCCTTGTGTTACGGGATAATCTCGAAGACAATTTCCGATTTCTTGGTTTGCTTGACGGGGTTGTTGGACTTCACGATGTTGTTCTGCACAGGCGGGTCATCAGGTGCGGCGGGTTCCAGAAACGGGCCGAGAATGTCAGCCAGCTCACGGACTACCGCGATGAAAGGCTTCAAAGCGTCCAGTCTTGCGCGGGTGATTTTGCCCGTTTTGACTTCGGTTCTAAGGCCCTCCACCAAAGACTTGACCTCATCAATCTTAGCTTGGTCGTTCATCGCCCAAGTGACGATAGAAACTTCCCAGAGCTTGATTTCTTTCAGCCGGCGCACACCCTGCTCGCTGTCGTAATCGAACTCAACAGCGTCATAGCCGATGGACAGCTCATTCAGAACACCGTCTTTCATAAGCGTCTGAATGTCGCGGCCTTTGGCGGTGTCGCTGATTTTGCCCCGGATGAAAAGACCCTTATCATCTTCGCGCAATTCCAGCGGCTTGCCGATGGGCAGTTCGCAATCGGTGTGTTGCGACAAGATTTTGATGCGGTCAAAATCCTCCCTGATGGTCTTGGAGAACGCGCCTTTTTCGATGATGTCGCCGCCGCTGTCCTTGTTCCCAAACACAGCAGCGTACCCGGAGAACTCGCCACTCTCGTCCGCGCTTTCCAGCTCGAACTTAAACGACTTATACTCGCGGGTTGCCGGCGCTTTTCCAGCAGTACGTTTTCCCTTGCTTGCCATACGGTTTTCCTCCTTTCCTCAGAGTTTAGGGCATCTTAAAAACCGCCGTATGTCAGATAACACCGGCAGTTGATAAGCTCCTCGGGGCGAGGGTCATTCGGGTCACGCGGATAGCGCAGCCCGTTTGAGAACTTGGCGTCAATCGCCACCGTCTCGCCGTCCAATATGACGTGGTTCGGTCCGTGAGAGCCATCACGGGGATTTTTCTGCGGCCTGTGATGCCACGTCTTTGTCTTAGCACCAGCGGCTTTCATTGTGTCAAATTGACCTGTCGCCAGTGCGGTCATGGTTTCCTGTCGGGCAATCAGCTTTGCCCGTGCTTTGGTTGCACCCATCGTGTCCTGAATGGATTCACGCAGGCTGATTTGGCTGAGGCCCTCGGAGACGCCCCGGACGATGATGTCCGCAATCTTGTCCCGTGTGGTGCGCTCAATGCCAACGATGCGCTTGCCGCCATTGATTTTGGCAGAAGATACGAATTCCGGGCGGTCAAGGCTTGTCAATCCGTAGCTTTCCTCACTGAGCGCAGCCCCGTCGTCATAGGTCTTTCGCCACAGCGGATTGAACAGGTCCATCAGCTTTTCAGCTTCTTTGTTCCAATCGAGCAGCCCTGCCGCTATTGCGTCGGCAAGCCGCTGCTGTTCAATCTCAGGCAGCTGCGCCCACAGGTCGGGGTCGAACGTGCCGTCTGGGAGCAGATATTCGGACAGCTCCGAGAACACGTCAGACGCATCGGCCTTTACTGTGTTGCCGAGGGCTGCCGCTATTGCGGTCTGCTGGTCCGCAAAGTGTTTGGACACCGCTGCCTCAAACAACCGTTCATTTTTCTGCACCGCCACAGCTTCACGCCGCAGCATGGCCGCCACGTTCATGCGGCGGGACTTCTCGCCATACGCAGGACCGTCAGACAGCGCCGCCAGATCCTCCTGCATCATGGTCTGCGACAGCTCTGCGGGGTCGTCAGTTTCGTTCAGGAACAGGTCGTTGATAGAGACCTTGTAGACATCCCCACCGTCAACATCAGGCAGGTCGAGCAGCTCTCTTGCCTCGTTCTTGGTGATGAGGCCGGCGTTGTAGGCGTCAAGTGCTTTGCCCTTGTCAAACTCCTTATCGTAGGGGATAACAGGGTCAAAGCGCCACACAAGCCCGCTCCCGAACATCGGGAGGAGCTGCGTGTTGATTGCCTCCTCGCGCATCCTGATTCTCGATGTCAGGACATTCTTGGCATAGATGTACTGCGCTGCGTCAGCGGTTGAGCGGTTGCTGTTCTCGGTGATGCCCATGATTTCACGGGGTACACCGAAGTGTTCGAGAACAGCGTCTCGCATGGCGATACGGCTCTCAATGAAGCCGAGGTTCTTACCATCGGTGCTGCCAAGCTCCTTTACATCGACGTTGCCGGAAAGAGCTGCCGCACGGTGGCTGTTCTCTACGCCCCGGTGCTTCTGATTCCAGCGGGCCAGAAAAGCGTTCCGCTGCTCATCGGTGGCGTCGGGCATGAGGAATACCACGGGAGGCGTAGCATCGTTATAGAAGAACCGCTTTTGGAACTTGGCGGCATACTCGTCGATTTCCACCTCGTCCGCGATGCTCTCCGCAATACCCAGACCGCGCAGGAAAGGGTCGAGCGGGTTCAACTGCTTCATCACAAACATATCATCAACCGGCACGGTCATTGTCAGCCCGCCCGATGAGACGATTTGGTATGTGGGGTTGCCGAGATACGGCGTCAGATTTACCCAATGCGGAGGCACGTTCCACAGCTCTACCGGTCTGCCTCGTTCGTCCCGCTCGATAAGGAAGAAACTCTCGCCCACGAGCATGAGATAGATTTCATGCAGCCGCCAGATCGCCGAACTCGTCATCTCGTACAGCGGGTTCGGGTGGTTCATAAAGTCGAGGAACGGGTGGCTCGTCACCTCAACCTCTGTCCCGTCCTCCTCAACACGCATCAGCTTTCCGCTGATGTTTGCGAGGTCGCTTGCGATACGGTCAACGACCGCAAGGCGGGGACTGGTTGAAAACATATTCAGCCATTCGGCTGTGTTCATAGAGGGCGGTCTTGCCCAACGCGAGACGAAACTGTCGCTGCCGCCCTGATAAGCGTCTCGCACCTGTTTTCGTCTGGTTATTTCGATATTGAATATTCTCATTCCACACCTCATCCAAAAGAGAAGCCGAACTCCGGTTTCCCGTTTTCTAACTCCAAATAGGCGTTCGCCGAGGCGTCCACCATATCTTTCAGCTTGCCGACGGGGAAGTTTTCAAGCTGCCTGAAATAGTCATCGTTCCAGTCAGCCATCTTCACATCCACGTTACCGGCAAGCCATTGAGAGGAGAAAGGCTCGGCGCGGGTCACTTTGTCCCCGCTTTCCAGTGAGGTTGTCACGGTGTAGCCGCCGAGCATCCGAACAAAGCTCTGTGCTTGGTCCTTGCCGGCCTGTCCGGGGTCCTGCGGCAGCCGGACCGTGACGTTGCCATAAAGCGCATTGTCGCTGGCTGCGGTATTCAGAATGAGCTGACGCACATCAGCGCCGTTCTCACGGACATTGATGACATCCGCAACGAACACACGCCCATTCTTCCGCTTGCCAAGCAAAACACCGGCGGTATAGGCGCTTTCGTCACCCCGCCGGTTGGTGCGCATGGCCTGCGGCATCCCCTCCAAATCGTCCATTTCGCCGGGGGCCGTAGCAGCCAAGTCCCATGCCCGCACCCACTTGACAACATCGGTCGGGGTGGAGCGGAACATCTGTCCGACTTTGGAGCGCTTGAAGTAGTGGCCCGCAGACCGCCTGATTTTCCAGTTACCGTTGAGCAGCTGTTCTTGGTCGAACTCGGACATGGCTTTCAGTGCGCCGATGTAGCCGGGGTCGTGTTTCATCATGGCCGCGTTGTCCGTCAGCTTTGCGCTGATGAACGATACGGACTTTACTTCCTCCATCTCCTCCGGGCTGTATAGATGAAACTCCTCATACAGCTGCTGCGGTGTATCAGCCCAATGGATGATGTTGTTCCTGCGGATGAAGTATCGCAGCTTTCCGCATCTACTTTCATCGGCATACCCTGTTTCGGGGTCGATCCACCAGTCGATGAACCGAGCCACCCAGCTTTCGCCGTCGGGGTTGCAGGTCGCTCGAATGTAGGGGCGAACCCCACAGGTCGAACGGTTACGGGAGAACATATAGAAGAACTGGCTCTCCGTGAAATGGACAAGTTCGTCAAACATCAGGAGCGGTATCTGGGAACCCTGCCAGTTATATTTCTCCTTTTCATAGAACATGTGAGCGAATGTGACCTTTGCACCAGACTGAAATCTCCACTGGACGTTCGGCGTAAGAACGCTGGTCGCACCCAAATGCGGGTATATTTCTTGGCTCGTGGCATAAAGACCACCGGCGCTCATAATTTGCGGACGGGACTGTCGGAAGATTACAGCCTCGAACAGCTTGTTGTCGATGTGTCTCAGACACTCAAGCAGGAGGGCGTAAGTCTTGCCGCCGCCAGCTGCGCCGCCGTAAATGCAAATGTCAGCGGGAGAGCGCAGAAACATCTCCTGCTTGCCCTGCTGAGGCCGAATAATGATTGGTTTGTTACTTGTTTTTTCCGTCTTTTTTCTCACGTGCGTCACCTACCTCCGAATCTCTCTCAGGCAGGTAGATCTGAACTTGCGGCTGAACAGAAACCGGCGTGCCGGTTATCTTCGCCTCGACCGCTTTTCGGTCGTTAAAGAAATCACCGCCGTAGACTTTGAGCGCATAAATGATAGCGGTCGTGTCGCCACTGGACACCCGCTCCATTAACTTGTTTTGGCACATCGCCACAACAGACAGGCGCCCCGCTTTGATTGCCTTTTCCAAAGCGGGGTGCTCCTTTTGGAGTTTTTGTAGTGTCCGTCGTGTGATGTCGAATACGTCGGCAATCTCCTCCATAGACTTGCCCTGCATAGACAGAGACTGGATGATGGCGAGATTGTTTTCTACCTCACCGGCTTCTACCCACTGTTCAAACAAGTCCTTTCTCTGACGCTTGGCATCAGACATACCTCTCCGCTACCTTTTCGAGCAGCTCGTGCATCAGACCGCCGTGCTTGTTATGCTTGAAGCCGCCGGGGTACTCGATGTTCAGCTCTTTTTCCAGATACTCCTCGTAAACTTCCGTCGGCAACTGCTTGGGTAGCGAGCAGGCGCAGTAGATGTAGCCAGCGTTGCAGGCGAGTACCGCTACACTGTCGAAGTAGTTTTCGAGGAGGGCGACAAAGCTCTCACGGGTGTGGAACTTCTGCTTGAAAACGATGCCGTTTGTCACGCCGAGGGTGTAATTCTTGTCGTCCAGATACCAGAGACAGTCGCCCGCTCCGGCAGACAGCTTCGTCTTGTCGTATGCCTTTTCGACGTAGGCAAGGTTGCGGGTGCAGGTAATCAGCGTACCTGTGGATTTCAGGACGGCGTTGCAGGTCGTAAGCACGGCCTTTTCAAACTCATCGTCCACCACAGAGTTGATAACCGCCTCCAACACGCAGTAGTCAAACAGCCCGTGAGCCTTGACCTGCTTCTCGGCGTTGAGGATATTGGCGATGATCCCTTTCATATCCAGCTTGTTCGCGCCTTTCACCATCAGGGACGGCTCGTAGGCGTGGATATTGTAGCCCTTAGACTTGAGCATCTTCGGGTAAGCCATGCGTCCCGCGCCGATGTCGATAAGGCTGTCAGACTTCTGCAAGCGGGGGATGACATACTTCTCGTACAGGACAGAGGCGTTGGACTGCCGGCCATCGGTACTCAGGCGCTTAGGCTGCGCTAAGAACTGGTGGTAGGTCTTAACACCGAGGTTGTCGAAGTTGTACTTGCCGTACTCGATGCCCATGCACTCAAGGAACTCGGCAACGTCCTCGTTCGGAATGGCGTAGCTCAGAACGCCGTAGCCCAGCTTCTTGGAGCAGTAGGCGTATTCGGCGTTAAGAATGACGTTTCCATCCCCGTCGGTCACGACGCTGCCCCATTCGCCGTAGCGGGACATCAGCTTCGTGATTTCGGAGCAGATAAGCACATTCTTCGGCTCGCTCTCGATGTGTACCTTGTCGGACGGGCAGTAATGGTAGCCGCCCACTGTGAACTCCTCAAGGCGAACAGAAGTCTTGCTCGTCTCGATGGAGTTGTGCATGAGGTTGAACAGGATCTCGTCCTGCAAATTCGGGCTATTGATTCTGATGCACGGCAGATATTCCAGCCCAATCGCCGTCGCAGCTTTCTTTCGCTGATGGCCGGCGGTAATCACGTTATTGGTGGCGTTGACGATGAGCGGCTTCACCATACCGAAACGGCGAATGCTGTGCTGCAACGCCTCTAACGCCTCCGGGGTAATGGAGCGGGGGTTGTACTCAGACCCCGTGACCTCCCCGATAGGCACTTTCTCTACGAAATCAATCACGGTTCTCCACTCCTTTCAGAAGATAGTCGGCAAAGCTGCCGCTCAGGATTGCACCGGAATCAATGTACTCCTGATACTTGGCGTTCATGCGGTCAAGCTCCACCTGAGAGATGAAGAACGACACGTCGCCAAAGCGGAACTGGCAGAACGGCAGGACCGCCTTAGATTCTTTTTTCTTAGGCTCGCCGTCGTCAGCAGCGGGAGCCACGCTCTCCACAGCAGGAGCAGCGGGGCTGTCGGCAGTCGCAGGCGCGGGAGCAGGGGTGTCGGCATGGCTCACAGGTTCGTGGTACGAAACCTCCGGTGCGCCAATTTCATCATCACCGCCCTCAACTGCATCATTTTCCGCACTGATGATGGAGTTGCTGTCGATTGTGTGGACGGTAGGTTTCTTGGGCTTTGGCCTTTCGTTGACGCCCATAAAGTTGAACGCGGGGATTTTGATTTCGGCCTGCTCAGGCTCGATGTCAAATACCTCCGTAGTCAGCTCAAAGCGTTCCAGCAAGAGCTGGTTTTCGTCGAGCGTCAGGTCAACGAGGGAAAGTTCCTCCTTGAGCTTCTCGAAGTCCCAATCGCTGTATTCGCTGGTCTTGTTGTCCACCAGACGGAACAGGTTGATCTGCTCATCAGTCAGCTCGTCCGCTACGATACAGGGGACAGTCTGAATACCCATCTCGCGGCAGGCGCGCACACGAGTGTGGCCGGCGACGATGGTGTAATTCATGTCCACAACAACAGGGAACAGGAAACCGAACCGCTCGATACTGTACTTGACCTTTTCAACCGCGAGGTCGTTGTTGCGCGGGTTGTTTTCGTAATCTCTCAGTCGAGAGACGGAAATCTCTCTGATATTCATTCTGCCTCACCTCCTGTCAGGAACATGACAAAGCCCAGATAGGTTTTGTTCTTGCTGATGTAGTCGTCGTAAACCGCTTTCAGGCGGGCGTACTCGTCCTCGGTGATAGGCAGCTCATTGTTGCCGAAAATGAGGAACTTGTTGTCCTTGAAGAACTTGCGGTCACGGTTCGGGGTAAAGAACGTGGTCTTGAAGTCAAGGCCGATGCCGCTCAGCTCCTGATGCAGCTTGCCGACATCCCACGTAGAATACTCGTGGCTCTTATTGTCGATGATACGAGCCAGCTTTGCGTCCTCCTCGGACAGATTCTGAACGATGCAGGGTACTTCCTCCATCCCCAGCTGCTTGGCAGCTTTCAGGCGGGTATGCCCCGCGATGATGACGTTGTTCGGGTCAATCGTGATGGGGTTCAGGAACCCAAACTCACGGATACTCTCGGCGACTTTTGCCACGCCCGCGTCATTCCGTCGGGCGTTTCCCTCATACTCGATGAGGTCGTCAACCCTCTTGTAGACAATCTCCATGTTTCGTCCTCCTTGTAACTGAGCATAAAAAAAGGGAGCTGCACACACTCGTACAGCTCCCATGTTTTACTGTATTAGGTTTTAGAACAGGCCCCACTCGGCGAACGCCTCGAAGCCTCCCGCGTCCTTGATGAACTTGCGGGCGATTTCCACGATTTCGTGGTAGGGCTTTCCGTCAATCTCATCGTCTCCGATGGCGCAGCACAGCTCCACCGGCTTGCCGGTTTCCTGTGCCTTGAGAAAAGCGTAGATGTTGACGGACACATCAGCTTTGGACAGGTCCTTGCCATGCAGCCCACCACCGGTCACAGAATCAGCCATATCGGAGCCGAGCTTGCGGTTGGTGGCGCCTGTGTCCACGTCCGTACCGCCAGTCCAATCGCCGAGCGGGTTGATTTCGGCGGTGGGGTACAGCTGCTCGATGTCAGCCCTCGCAGCGTTGCTCTGGCAGATGATGAGCTTATCCCCGCTCAGAATGTATTTTCCGTCGCAGGGGTACTTCTGGTAAATGTCGCGGGCAATCGCGGAGAGCGTCTTCTGCTCGTCCGTGAGCGGCATTCCCTTGAAGATGCCGTTATCGCCACAGCGGAAACCGGCCTGCTGGTTATCAGCGAGGTGGGCGTCCTGCGGAACGATGCAGAGGTCGATTTGCACGAACCCCGCAATACGGTGGATGGCATTGTGGATCGCCCTCAGCACCTCTGGCCGGAGCATGGGGGCGGAAGTCTCAACGATGGCGTGGCACACACCATGCCCGATGAGAACCTCAACTGCAACTTTGGGGTCATCCTGAACCTGATAGGCCAAGTCCACGATAGCGCCGGCAATCCTGTCGGCGATTTTGTCCGGGTGGGACGGGTTTACTTTCTCAATCATGGTATCAATTCCTTTGCTTGATTTTTTCGTTGCCGTTCAGCGGAGGCCCAAGCAGGTCACAGTCCGCGTCAGGCGGGTCCTGAACGTAGCCGTAGTGGTTTGCGTAACAATAGGCGCAACCGTTGCGGCAGGTGCTGTATGCGCCAATATCGACGCTCTCAACGCACTGGCACAGCCCGCGCTGATTGCGGTCTTTCGGTTTGTCAACGCCGAACATCTTGCCGTCTACGCAGCTGGAATGGGGCAGCCCCAGTTCCTCCGCACAGGAGGAGAGGACAATCCCGTGCTGGGCGGCTATCTCGGATAGCTGCTGCGCCAGCTCTGTCTGCTGCTCTGTTGTGAGCGGCTGGATATTCAGCGGTCTGAGGTCTACCGTGCGGTACGAATCCACGAAACTCATAACGGCCTTTGAGGTGTAGCCCTCCAATTCCTCCGCGATTTTCGTGAACGCCCGAATGTGGTAGTCCCAAGTGTAGCGGTCATTCAGGAATACCGGGTCATATCGCCAGATGGCTTTATCAGCCCCGATTCTCTTGAACGCCGGTATCACGACCTCATGCTTGTCGGGGATGTTCTTCTCAACGTCCCGACCATAGGGTGTGATGGTGTACTGGAAATAATATTTGAATGCGTCCAGCTCGTGAATCCTGTTGAGCATAGGCGCGGCATTCTTAGTCCAAAAAACGAACCCGTCTACTTTGTCGGGCGTGAGTGAAACACGCCCGACTTGTAGAGGGTTGTATGGGTTTCTAAGGAGGACAAATCCTTTCCCAACACGGTTGTAAAACCACTCGGAAAACAGTGCCGGGATGTCAGTCCGCCTGCTTGCGCTAACGATCATAACGGCATCCCATCCTTTAGGTAGTTTGCGAATATCCAGTTGCGGCAGGACCGCTGCTCTTTGGTGTAGTTCCCCGGAGGGTTCGGCACGTAATCCCAGAAGTGGATGCGGCGGGCATTCGTGATGTGCAGCTTGATTCTGTCGTTCTCAACTCTGACTTCGGAATTGCTGTCAGGCACGAATGCCACATGGGTGTTCAGCTCCCACACAAAGCCGTCGCTCAAACCGCAAAGGTAGTATGCTTTGGCGTGTGGGTGCTGCTTGACGATGATGTCAACGACGGCGTTGGACTTGTGCAGCGTTCCGTAATAGACGCGGTTGTCCTTGTCGCCGATGAAACATTTTGCGCAGCACTGCGATATATCCACGTTGCGGATGTCTCGGAGCCAGAAGAAGTTGCACTTCTTCAAAATCTCCAAGTGCAAGTGCATGGGCGCGTGCTTAATTATAAAATCCGATGGTATCATTTTATCACTCTCCTATATGACGGGTCAATGACAGCTTTGTGACACGACGGCCACCTCCGCTATCTCGGGGTTTTGCGCCTGAAAAAACTCCCCAAGCGCGTAAAGTATCGTCTCACAAGCCCCCGGCAGAGCAGGGTGGAATGCAAAGCCACACCCGGACATCGCGCTCTTGACCGCGACAAACTCACGGTCAAAGCCGCTCACACGGGTTCTGGTGGCTTTCATTCTGCGCCCGTGGTCATCAAAGCTCTCAAACAGGGCGTGGGAGAGCGGGTTGCCCGCGCTCACTGATTCGCCCACCGTCAGCTTTGCGAGGGTGATTTCATAGCCGCCCGGAATCGAACCGGTCAGTGTGAACGATGAGACGTTCGTTACATAACTCGGCAGCGGATTCAGCCCGTCGTAGGGCTGCGGCTCAAAGTTTTTAATCATTTTGTTCTACCTCCTTATCTTTCAACTGCTCACGCAGATGTTCACGCAATTCCTGACGGACCATCGCGGCCTCAACGTCATTGTGCGTAGCGTTCTCAACAAGTACCTGCCAACTGCCGTCGCTCGTCTTGAATGTGTGAACTTTCCGCTTTGCGCGGAGAGCACTCACCAGATCCACCGTGTATTTCAGAACACAGCAGACCAAAATCAAAAAGCCAAGCCAAATCCACGGGCTGGAAAAGATAAACTTCAAAAACTCCATTACTCATCTTCCTCCAATTTCAGCCGAGCTTCAAGCTCGGTGATGCTCTGCAAAAACGCCATGCGGCAGGACAGCTCGCTTTCCTCGACCGCCACGCGCAGACTTTTCAGAGCCTCCGCTACCGGCGTGTCAAAACTGTACTTCTGGAAGACCACGCCTCCCCGGTCCTCTGTGGTAAAAATCTCAAACGCATCACCCTCTCGAATGCCGAGGCTCCTGCGAACTTCGCGCGGGATGACAACCCTGCCGAGGTCATCAATCCGATGAATCTGTCCTGTTGCTTTCATTTTGGCTCCTCCTTTACAGCTCATATTCTTTGTGGTGGGCTGTCTTGCCCTTATACTTGACCGAGGGCTTGACCCAAACCACCTTGCCGGACTTGTACCGACGCAGATGGCCTCGGACGTTGACCTCGTGGTCGGGTTTGGTGTAGCCGCGCTTCGCCTGTTCAGGCTTCACCAGCGCCGTGCTGTCGAAATCGGTCACGGTATAAATGCGGCGAATGAGCGGCTGCCGCACCTGTGCTGTACGCTTTTTCTTCTTGTGTTTGGCTGGACGGCGTTCAATGCGCTGCTCAACTTTGACCTCCTCCCGGTAGTAGGCCATGAACAGCATGAGCGCATGGTACTTCCGAGCCTCTTTCCTGCACGTGTCATCCATCGAGAGGAGAACGCTGAGCAGCTCCTGATCCACAACCGGCTGACTGCCCATCGGAGCGATGCGGCGGTTCCGAATTTCCGTGGTGGCGGGGTCGTAGTCGAACACCACAACCGGCGGGAGGTTCGGCTTCACGGTGATGTAGACCGCCATCTCTACCCAGCCGCCCTTGTTCTCGAATGTGAATTCGATTTGCTCCTCGCAAAGCTCCACCACGCCTGATTCCATCGGAGCCAGAAACTTCTCACGGTCAAGCCATTTGAAATTGTCGAAATACCAATTCAGAACCCGCTCCATGCGAGCGTTGCTCGTGACGATAATGCGGTCAGCCGTGTTGCGGTTCATCAATCACACCTCCTCGTAGCAATCTTTCAAACTGCCATTCCTGCGACAGCAGGTGCATTTCTGGTGGCACTTACGCCATCGGCAGGTCGCACACTCAGCCACGGCCTCCTCAACAAAGTTGCCGTTCTTATCGACCCACACGTTTCTGCCGCCGAGCTTCGCAATCCGGTAGCCCTTGTTGCGCATTTCCTCAGCTTTTTCTGCGGCGGGGTCGTGCCACTGCAATCCGCGCCTTTTGTAGAGCGGAATCCAGTGCTCGCTGTAAAAGTCGTACCCTGCGCCGTCAATACCGAAGAAAAAGCCCCACTCCTCGTGCTGGTAAACACGGAACCCGCAGTCGGACATCACCTGAACGCCGTCCGCATATTCAAGCCAGTAGTCGTCGCAGGAATCGCCGAAACTCCACATCGTACCCCACATTGGGAGCAGGGCTTCGTCCACGACTTCCAAATTGTCAGGCTCCACGAGAATGGACGGGCCGCCGTCCAGATCCACCCGGTACTTGTCGAGGTCTGCGGCATACGCCACGATTTCGCCGAGGTGTTCCAGCGTGTCGCAGCTGTCAGGCAGGTCAAAAACATGAACTCTGCTGCCGGCGCGAGGGAGGGTGAGTTCCTCCCACTCATCGGGAGCCGCCCGCATGAGCCGTTCAATCATGCTCTGCGGGATAGCGTTGAACTCGCTGACCCATTTGTGGGTGGCGTCGTTAATCGTCATGCCTTTAATCATTCTTCTGCACCTCCTCGTAACAGGCCGGACAATATATCAAATCACTGTCCTGCATCATCTTCATGTACTCTTTTCGCCCGTGCCGGTCTATGAAGCACTTGGAGCAAAATGTGTCTCCGCATTTTTCGCAGCCCCACATCTCGCCGTGAACAAGATCACTGGCGTCCCATTCCATCTCAAACCCGCATAGGTCGCAGGTGTAGGTATCTTTTATGCAGTTATACATATCACCCGCACCTCCTCATTCGCATTTTGGAAAGGGCCTCACCGAGTTCCGGCCAGCTGCACCAGCAGTTGTAGCCGCCCGTCCAGTCTTTGTCATGCGCCATCGTGCGGTACAAAACGTGGTGATACCACTCGGACGAGCAAAACCGCACATCGCTGATGGCAACGTAGACGAACTCGCCGGTTGTCTCGTCCCGCAGCACTGCTGAAAACTCATAGTGTCCGGGGAGGAATCTGTGCAGCGCAAACCCCGCCGCCTTTGCCTGTTTCCGCAGGTCTGCTCTTGCCTCCCGTTGGAAAGCGTCGTAGTCGCTCCCGGTTTCACAACCGGAATAAAACGTGTGGTGCAGCCACTTATCCATTCTGTTCGCCATCTCGGTTCACCTCCTCACCCGAATTTAACTTGACCGACCGGAGTATCAGCAGCAAGTCATCTCGGGTTATGTTTTTCTCCACCAGCAAGGCGGTGAATTTATCCATGTCGTCCGAAGTTCCGATAGGGACGAATCTTCTGAAAATTACGTCGCTCATTTTTAATCATCGACCTCCAATCTCATGGACCACCGAGCGGCTTTCTCTCTGATAAACCGCTCAACTTCTTCACGGTCAAGTCCCAGCGCTGCCGCACAAAGAACAACGTCGGCGAACTCCTCGTTCAGCCTGTGCGATGCCTCGCTTGTGCTCACTGGCGTGGGGTTGCTCTTGTCTATCGTCCTGCGCAGTTTCAGCGCCGCTTGGGACAGCTCCGCTGCCTCCTCTGCCATGCCTGCCAACAGCTCGCAACAGCCGAGCAGGGTGTGAATTTCTGTGAGTTCATGCCCCCAATCTTCAAGAGCCTTTTCAATGGGGCTGCCGAACACAAGCTGCTCAGGAATCACATCAACCCTGATGTCGCCCAGAAATGTGTCATCGCAGCAATCGTCGGGTTCGACGGGGTAGAAGTCCGTCAGCATGACCTTTCTTTTCAGGTCTCTTGACGGGATAAAGCAATTCTGAATCGACGGCACAGTGCCGTACCCGGTATCGGTGGGCCAGCCGACAGAGAAGTCTCTGCCGCTCTGCCGAAGAACATAACAAAGCTCATTCAGCGAGAGCGGATTGCTCTTTGCAATCAACGGGTATTGGCTGATTTCGTTGTTGAACCACGCCTTGAATTCCGTGATGTCTTTCATAAGTACCAACTCCTTTGCAAAATAGAAGAAACCCGCCATTTCTGGCGGGTTTCTGTATATAGGCAAATTCAGCTATCTATCAAAATCATATCGAATTGAATATGAACTGCATAATCCAGACCATGTTTGGAACGGAAGCGACAACAAGTCTTTTTTGCGAAACCTTGGTGGTTATACTGTCGATCGGGTAACTGGCAAAGAGGGCCTTACAACTGCTGGTTTGCTGATGTTCGGGACCGGTCTCGCAATTCGAGAAAGATTCGGCAATATCCGTATGGATTATCTGGATGAAAGCAATCTGATGCCCGGTAGCCGTTGGACGGATCGCCTTACCTACGATGGTATGTGGGAAAACAACCTGTACAACTTTATCAAGAGGATCATGCCGAAATTGGTTAAGGACATCCGTAGGCCGTTTAAGCTAAACGGTATGAGCCGCATCGACGATACCCCAGTTCATAAAGCAATCCGTGAAGCCGTCATTAACTTGGTTATCCATTCAGATTACCATATTACCGGCGTCTTAAAAATCGTTAAACTTGATGATGGATTTCTCTTTTCTAATCCCGGCAATCTGAAACTGTCCATTCCGGCAATATATGAAGGCGGAAACTCCAAGGCCAGAAACCCGCACATTCAAACTATGCTACGGATGATCGGCATGGGTGATAATATTGGATCTGGATTCCCTACCATTTTGAACGCATGGAAAGAAGAGAATTGGAGAAAACCTGATTTAAGCGAAAACACAGAACTTCATGTCGTGGAGCTGAAACTGTGGACACTTTCGTTGATGCCTCAAGAATGCACCGACCACTTACACGAACTGATGGGAAGAGATTATGATTGTTTGTCATCAGATGACCAGATCATTCTTTGCACCACCTATTTGGAAAAAGAAATCACAAACGCCAGAATCCAGATGTTATTGAATCTGCACAGTACAGATGTGGGAAAGCATCTATATGAACTGGTTGAAAAAAACATGCTTCTGGTAACGCCGAACGGACGGTGGACTACTTATCAATTAAACGAGCAGTACGAAATCCAACCTGGTCAAGTAGGCCTGACAGAGATTGGAGAGTCTAAACCTGAGTTGATTGACACTGATCAAGTCATCTACGAATACATCTGCGAAAATAGCTTCATCACAACGCAACAGGTTATTGCAATTACCCGCATCACAACTCCAGCCGGTGCATCTGTAGCGCTCAACCGACTTATAAAGAAATCATTGGTCAAAAAAGAGCGCAAAGGGCGACACATTTACTATGTCAAAGCGTGACAGAAATAGTTCAATCATCTGAGTTGATGTATTCAGTTGATATATTGCACATTGAGTTGATCTATCAGTTGAAGTATTGGTAACTGACTAATAATACTGTTGTCTGATCGCATACTATTCGTCCAACCTATCCCCTATTTTTCATCAATCGCACAAATCATCTTTGATCTTTTGAGGTACTTCACAAGGTCAGGGATGATTTTTTTATTCGTCGTTATGGCAAATCTGCAAACAGTTCTGCCAGAGAAATTCCAAGCGCATCCGAAATTTTCCGGCACGAATCAAGTGTAACACTATGTTCCCCACGCTCAATTCGCCCATAATATGCTCTACTAATGTCGCATAACAAGGCAAATTCCTCCTGCGTTAATCCCCTGGTCTCCCGTATTTTACGTAGTATATTTCCAAATTGAACATTGATGTTTTCCCAGTCCACTTTTCCCACCGCCCAAAAAACGTCATATATAGCGTTGAATTGTTGTTGTCAATATTATACCATATAAACGATGACAGCGGAGGCTGTGTATCAATATTATGAGTGTCCCGAGAGACACAGAAAGGAGCCATTTATGGCCGACAACAATACCGTAAACTATCCCGTCACACTTACTTTCCCCGCACAATCTTTCCGACGTATCCCAAATCCTTATACAAAATCGGAAAATGGCGACCGGGAAGCCAATATGTACATGGCAATTTGCGATGTAAAATCACTTCCTGACAACATTCCTATGGGGACAAATCCTCGTGAACAAAATCTCAATACCAATGTAGCCAAGAAAATCAAAGTCTCTTTGCTGAATACTTCTGCTCTTGATTTTTACCTGCTGAACCGAGGTATTCTTCTTTCTGCTAAGGAAGTCAGCTTCAACAACTACTCTAATGAGCTGACAATCGTCTTTTCTGATCCTGAGGTTCATGGTAATGTTGACGGCGGTCATACATACCGCACAATCCTGAAACACAGAGATTCTTTGGACCCGGGTCAGCAGTTTGTGAAAATTGAAATTTTGACCGGTGTAGAAGGTATTTTCCAGAGCCTGGCTGCTGCTCGAAACACTTCTGTCCAGGTTCAGGATAAGTCCATTGCTGAACTTGAGGATCGGTTTGACATTATTAAAAACGCTTTGAAAGATCAGACCTATATGGACCGGGTCTTTTTCAAGGAAAATGATTCTGGCGAAATTGATGTTGCTGATCTTCTGTCTATCTTGATGATGTTTAACATTAAACGCTTCCCTGACCGTGAAACATTCCCCACTATTTCCTATAGCGGAAAGAAGCGGTGTATCGATCTGTATATTCAAGATCATAAAGAGTTTGGCGAATCGGAGCAAAACCCCTATGTCAAGATGAAGAATATCATGCTTGACATCTTTAAGCTCTATGACACAATCGAACAAAATATGAACAACTACTACCGTGCCAAGAATCCCGGGGGCCGGTATGGTGCAACAAAAGGCGTTGTAGTTCCCAAGCAGGGAGTGGAGTTAAAGTCCAAGTTCATGTGCGAATCAATGGATGTACAATCCCCCAACGGCTTTATTTATCCGATCCTGGGTGCTTTTCGTGCTCTCGTCACCGAGAAAGACGGATTGTATGCCTGGAAGAAGAACCCGTTTGCTATTCTCGAGAAGGTTGGCCCGGAGCTGGTTGAATCCACGGTTTCCATGAGTCGCTCGCTTGGTAATAACCCTCAATCTACCGGTAAAGACGCAAACCTGTGGAAAACACTGTATATGACGGTTGCCATGGCCTCTATGGACTAATTTCATAATCTACCGCAACTAAAAAATCGGCTCTTGCTCAATGGTTTATATGCCATTGAACAAGAGCCGGTTCTTTATTTTATTTCTTCCTGTACCGTCAAGTCAACTGTATGTTTCAGCGTTTCCGCATGATAATCGGCAGTTCTCCAATCTTTTCGCTCAATGCATTGCTCAATCAAATCAAGTTTATCCTTAACAACCAATCGTATTGTTTGAAGAGCACGTGCATATCGGATAGCTAATTCTCTATCTGTATACTCTTTTTCCTTTGGGTGCATTGATTCAGACGTCAGTGCCGAAATACGCTTCACACGCGCCTCTTTAATATTATCCGCTGGTTGATCTTCATCCGTCTCCGATACCAAACTCAATCGATCCAATTTGATATGAACGCTTTGCCCACCATCTTCTATCAATACAACCCCAAAGCGATCTGAAATTTCGCGCAAGGCATAGAGCAATTCAGCTGTGTTTTCAATTTTAGGCGGACGCAAAGAAACCGGCTCCACCCCAAGTGCTTCAGCAATTTTTTTCAACTGATCGTCTTTAGGATTGCGTATCCCATATTCATATTTTTGTAAAAGGGCAACGTTGATTCCAGATGCTTTGGCTACATACTTCTGTGTGAGACCCTTTTGTTCACGTATTGCTTTTATGCGTTGTCCAACTGTCAACATCAACATTCCCCCCTTTATGTATAATACCATCTACTCGCTTGAAAATAAACCTTGCAAACTGAATCAACCCAAATCCCTTTCAAACTGTACGCCATAACCAACCACACGAACAGGAGAAATCCATTATGGCGAGACAAACCAAACGCAAACAGGCAGAACCCACCACTTTTCCCATTCTCAAAACGGTGGAACAGATGAGCAAGATCAGCGGCATCGGTGAAAACCGGCTGCGCCAGCTGATGGACAACGGTGAACTGGAGTACATTCAGAACGGCAACCGCCGTCTGCTCACCGACGAGGCTATCTGGGACTGGTATGACCGGATGAAGTGCCCCGCAGTTGCCAACAAGTAATTGGCAGGGAGGCACACAAACCTATGGCAATTCGTGAACGACAGGTCAAAAACAAACGGAACAGCAGCGGCGTCCTCACAGGGAAGCCAGGTACTGTTTACGACGTGAACCTGAAATACTATCAAAATGGCGTACAGAAATCCTACGGCAAGCGCGGCTTTGTCACCAAGAAAGACGCCTTGCAGCACGAAGCAGAGATGCGCCTGAAGCTGCAAGCCCCTTCTTTCAGCAGCGTATCTCAGGCAGAGAGCAGACAAAAGCTGCGGGACTATCTCAACACCTGGGTTGAGAACTACAAGCCCAACCTGCGCCCCAGTACATACCATGGCTATTGCAGTCATATCCGCAATCAGATCATTCCTATTCTGGGGGAGGTGCGGCTGAACGCTCTTACCCCGGCCATGATTGACGATATGATCCGGCAGCTGTTTGACCGTGACCTCTCCCAGAGCACCGTCCGCTACTGCCAGCGGATTCTCAGCGTGTCGCTGGGCTGTGCAGTCAAATACGGGTACATTGACACCAACCCCGCCAAGAACATTATCACCAAGTTCAGCAAGACGTCCAATGTTCCAGACCCCTACACCATCCCCCAGCTGCAACAGTTCTTTGCGATTGTAGCCGGAACCAAATGGGAGTTTCCGGTGGTCATTGCCGCCCTGTATGGCCTGCGTATCAGCGAGATACTCGGCCTGCGCTGGCGCAATGTTGACTTAGACGCACGGGAGCTGCGGGTGGTGGAACAGCTTCCCTACGGGCTTGAGAAAGGTGTACACGAGGTTTCAGAGATGGCTCCGGTAAAATCCAAGGAAGCGGGCCAAGGCCGCACACTGCCCATTACAGAGGTCTCTCTGCGGTTCTTCCTGCGCCAGAGGGAAATACCGGAGCAGCAGAAGGCCCTGTGCCGCAGCAGCGGCACTTCCTACTATGACAATGATCTGGTGTATGCCAAGCCGGACGGAAGCCCCTACCGGCGGGACAAGCTGT